AGCAACCCCCCCAATACCAAAAAGCCCGCTCGTCTGGCCTTTAAGGTACGCCATGGCAGTATTATCATCCCCAACTACGGACACCGGTGGGTCTGACAAGGTACCTAGTACTGACTTTTGTGCCATGTCAGATAGATCTATACTGGCCAGGGCTGTTTGGATGGCGGCATTTAGCATTTCTATAGTAGCGTAGTTTTCTAGGTTTACTGCAAATAAAGCGAAGAAAACCCAGGCCCCACCAATGACCTCATATATGGCCTGTTGGTCATCGTTATTCTCATCTGCACGGACTAGATACAATGTGCCATCGGCTGGTATTGGGTCTACTAACAATAGGTCAGCGTAGGTATCTACTATTCCTGTGATTTGAATCTGAACTAGGCTGTTTACTTTGTTGTCAAGGATGTCAACGCGGTTATTAAGTATATTCGCTACCCCTTGCACCATTCGGGGCGTTGCAGCTCTGCCGCCGGTTGCGTCTGTACTAGCGGAAGGGTCATCTTCCAATTGCGAATGACCGAAATTAGTAGCATCAGCTCGACCAAATTCATCAATTGGGCTTGCATGGGGTTTTTGAGAGAAGCCTAGCAATATATTGTCGACCTCGGCCCTTGTCACAAAATCAGATGGATTGACTTCGATAATTACTTCACTGGCATTTCCTACCCCGAAGCTGAAATTTAGAGTTAACTCCCAGGGCCTTTCACTCAAAGGGGGTACCCAGTTTGGATTTTGGAATTGTGATATCCGGTACAATACTTCACCAACATCAGGGTCATTGGCATATATACCTATCTGATATAGCTCGTATCCTTGTTCTAATGGTGGAATACCGGCCAGTGGGTTACCGTAATTGGACAGCATAGCAGTAACCTTAGCTCTGTTTCCCACCGAACCTCGCTCTGTTATGGTGGCCTCCTGTTGCAAGTCAACGACTGATGTTAGTCCAAGAGGATTTGGACTGGTTCCGGACGCGGTTACAATCCGGGTAATATACAATGGGACTGTGCCATCTCCGGCCTCGATTTTGGCTGCTAATATTTCACCTGCCGTTGTCAGCTTTAGGTTTGTATCACTCATCGGTATGCACCTCCATAAATTTAGTGAATATGACTCCGGCGTGGAAGTCGGTTGCTTCTGTTGGGATTTCATTGTCATCGGTTAAGTACATCATGTGATGCTCGGTCATAGCTCCGAAGTGATATTTATTTGCACCTTCTATGTCCTGGGTGAACACAAAGCGAAGGGCTACCCCCGCGGCTTTTACCATTGTTGCTATGGATAGTACTCGTGTATCTGTCTCAAAGGGGTTGATATTCTCTAGAGTCCAGAACATAGTTGCTGGATTCTCTAGTCTCTCAGAGTAATAAATCGGGGTCTGTGGCCAGAACATCTTTAGAGAATTGTGAACATCCATGTATGTTCCACTGGATGTGTTAAGGAAGATTTTAAAGGCCAAGTATTTCCGGTATAGCTCATCCTCCATGGGTACATTCTGACCGGCCATCTGGGCCAATATCAATGCATCCATGCGGGAAAGAACGACTATGTCCCCTATTCCATCAAGTTGCTTACCCTCTGCTGTCTGTAGCCACCGCATCACCCGCAAGGCATAAAAAAAGGCACACAACTCGTCTAGTTGTCGCGCCAATGCCCATTGATATACTTCGATTTTTGGTTTGCCTTTAAATTGTTCTATAAGGTCATCGTATAATTTTTGAAAGAAGTCCATTTGGCTATCCAACGAGTACCACCTCTATTCTTGTATCCTGGGTAATGGCTCTCTGCCGGGGGGTAATCGTCACTGGCCCAGTGGAAAACTTGGTCGGGTCTGGGTACTCGTTCGGGTCAGTAGTGGTAAAAGTGCTCGTTTCGATAAAGCCTATCCCTGGAACGGTACCATATATCCGAGATTCTATGAGCCTCTGAGGTACTATGGATTGCCCGGGTATAACCGTGCGCATAGCGTCAAGAATGATTTGTGTAATGGCCTCGACATAGTTAGGGGGGAGGATTTCATTTGGGTTAAGAGTCAGTAGCAATCGGAACCAGGTATAAACATACTCAGGCCGGTTAAACCGCTCTACCATGGGCTCCTCTTCTTCTCCCGGAACTATTACCTCCACACTGCCAAAGGTCTGGATACCTCCAGCTTTTCTATCGCGTATCTGTATTGCTATTTCATAATCACTCCCGCCATCGGCAACAACTTCTATGCAGTGTGGCCATCTTCCATATGCATCTTCTGTATTTGTATCATTTTGAAATGCCATGACAGCGGTTATGCCTTGTACATTGAGACGAATCGCGGACTTAATACTCTCAAGCATTCGGTTTGACCGGTGGAATATCTTATCTGCGTAAGATTGACGCAGTTGGACATCGGTTTCACGTAGCTGCCCCGCAATATATGGTATCAGATTGACAACTGAAATAAGCCCCGAGCCGGGCACCTGAGTCACAATCTCTGTAATTGTGCCATGGGGCAATGCAATTTCTCCATACATCTCACTTGCAAATTGAATAATGCTTGTGACAGTCTCAGTTGTCAGGTTCGCGCTGAGAATCATGTTATGTTGACGCTGTATATCCACTGAATCAATCATTAGCAGATTATCGGCAATTGAAAGGGAAAACGCATCGTCATCAATAGCCCCCAAGAGCCCCGCCAGGATACTTTCCACAGTTACCGGGTCAGATGTGTCGGTGGTATACGAATATGGATTGCCATTCAATACAATTGTATATATTCCGGGAGACTGCACCGCAGCGACCCGGATACCGGCCCGATTGAATGCACCCCTGGATACTACCGAAGAGGTTCTTGCCAATAACTCTACCGGAGGGTTCGTGTTCGAACGAATGCGGGTTCCACGAGGAATGGAAGTACCCTCGACACATTCGGCATGAATAGGATATATGGTAGGCTGCGCGCCTTCGCGAGCTATGCCCCCGAATTGGACAGCGTTGTCCAGGTCAGCGTTCTCAGCGGACCATGGATACATCGCATAGTAGATATCCTGACCGAGCTCCCACAATTCCGCAATTTTATCTGCAAAAGATGTCACTTGGACATTAAGGAAGGAACTGGGGTTAAGACGGGTGTTGACCTTCCAGCCAGCGGACAAATCATCATGGATTTCATCTATGATGGTGTCAAGACGTTTTATATTAGGACCTTGGGGTGTCAATCCATACTCACCCATGGGATATCCACCTCCTCCCGGTATGTTTCATCAGATATTATTAAGTCAAAACTGAAACGGGCATTACGGGTGTTTGCATTTATGTCAATGACGATATTTCTTACATCCTGCACTCCATCAACACTCATTGCTTCATCACGGATAATTCGTCGGATTCGAGTGATGTTAGGATTCTTAATCAGGATTTCCTCCCAATATGGAACACCTAAGCCAGGCGCAAAGCGCCATTCTTGGAAAAACCATAATAGTCGGATGCGTACAGCTTGACGGATGCTCTCGGTAAGGGAGATGTCGCCCCATTCATTGATGTTTAAATCGCCATCGCGGGTGAGTAGAATATCTGTCATAAGGCCTCACCTTCCCCCTTCCTGGGATTATCCAGCATATACATTTGGACTGCCGGTTGCTTCCGGATTATCTCCATGCATAATAGGAGGAGGGGGCTCGCCCAATGTGAAGTCACCTATTCTTGCGACTCCAAGCCCATTGACAAAAACAGTAGAGCTACAATCGTTCTGCAATCCACCATGGGATTGACTATCGGTATGTCTGTGTACCGCCCGACCATTTACAAAGACATTGGGACTACCACCCGTATCTATACTCCCGCATGAGTGCGCATCCCCTACCCTACATATAGCAGGCATAAACAACACCTCTTTTTATCAGTTCAAGTGTATTGCGGAGGCTTTCAACGTTATGTCTCCAGCAGCCTCTAAAGCCATATTTCCATCTGCCGTTACACTGATATTCCCACCAGCCGTCACGCTTACATCTCCACCGGCTTCCACCGCTATATCTGCACCGGCTTTGATATTGATATCTATTCCAGCCTCACTATTGATGGTAAGGTCTGCTTCTTCGTATATATCGCCATCGGTATAGACTTCAATTTTTTTATCAAACAGCTCAATAAATGTCTCTTCGCGTTGTATGATTATTGATTTGTTGTCACAGGCTCGTTTTACAAGTGGATTAGGCTCTGAGAAAAAGCCGACAACAGCAACGGCATTAGTTATGTCAAATCGTAAGTCAGTAGGTGATTCTGCCCCGGTACGCCAGTAGTCAAGGGCCTGCTCTGCAATGTGAAGTAGACATTCGTCGCCAGGCTCGACAGCATGGCATATCGTGGCTTTTTGACCTATTCCCTGTATAAATCTCACTGGGACCTCGAAGATTTCCGGAAAATCAATCAGCTCCCCATCCGGCCTCCAATACTTCGCTGTAGGCTGTACCTGTGCTTCACATTTATCTGCGTCAAAAGTCACAATTTTGGCCGGAATTACAGTATGAATATCACGAAGGTAATCATCCATCGCGTTCTTGATTTCTTGAGTGAATTCTTGCCTCATATCCCCTGCCTCCTATTTGACCGGAAATGCCACCTGTAATTGCAGGGAGCGCACTTGCTTCGCGTTATATGTTCTGGATAATGAATGCTGAGATAAATCGAAATCAAGCATATATCAGCCTCGCTGTACACATCCATGCACCTCTATGGTTATCTCCATTCATCTCAATCCACTTGACCCGGAAAAACCCCTGGACGAACTTGCTTTCCAGCTTAATAAAATCACTGACATGTATCGCCGCATTGAGTAGATACGTTACTTCCCAACCGGGCTGCTCCCCTACCCCAGCACCGTCTTCGCTATATGTTATACGTTTAGGAATGCCAATAAGCCCGGTTTCGGGGGATAACACATATACATGACGGTCCATGGTGTCGCGACCGTTCTTTACTTGTAAAACACCGTTGTATATTTGCCATTGCAAACCCGATGTCGCACACGCTTTATCAAGTACGACCCGAGCCGGGGCTACGCATGAGTATCCGTTTGGGAAATCTGCAAACTCAGCATTGTAGGAAAAAGTCACCGGCAATCCCATGTCGGCTGCAGTGTCTTCGATTATTTTTCTTGTGTTTATTACCCCAGAATATGACGGAGTAACATAGGTATCTCGTAAGGCTACTCGACCATCAGTCACTTCCATTATGGTTTCCCGGTCGGCTGCATCCATTATGGTTTTTACATAAGTAATGTCTCCAATAAAGGCCAAGTCCACATGGCCTTGCTTATATCCTGCAAAGAGCTTTACCATGCAATCCTTTTCATTGAGCATGGAAATATGTTCTGGATTGAGATTCCATAAGGATATTCTGGATGTATTCGGGGTTTCTGTGTCAGCTTTTTCGATTGAAAAATTTATACGCAAAGGCATCGGCTCACCATGGCCAACTTCAAACCCCATCCCCCCTGGCGGACTGGCAATTAAGCGATACAATCGGTCAAAGTTCACTATTCCCATCGTTATATCACCCCCACTCCAGGAGGGATATAAGAAAAGACAGCCTTTCCTTCGAAAAAATCATCACGTCCTATGGTGTTAAAATCACTGTATACACCAAAGGCCCCCGGTGGGTATCTGTCATCAACGATTTGCAAGTTAAGGGGGAAACGCGGGACCAATTTTATGCCAGTGGCAATAGGTACCCGCATCATTGTGTAAAGCCCAAATACCCAGCTTTGGGCAGCTTCATTCCAGGTAAACCGAATTAGATATTGGACACCATCCAGCACCACACGTGAAAAGCTGTCATTCATATCTGGAACAGAGATATTTAGTATTTTCATGTCTACCCTCCAAATAAGCTACCAAGAGGCCCACCGCTGCCTAATAAGCCAGAAGACGATGACAGGTTGTAGAGGATACTTCCCCGGCTGCCATCACCTCCTTCATTGCTGCCTGATGCATTAGTGCCAACTGAGCCTGTTGAGCCAGTAGCTGTCTGCGTCCCCGTGTTGGCTGTGCCGGCATTGGTGCCGGTTGCGCCACCTCTGCCAAAACTCGCAGGGATTGATGCCTTTTTAACCTCGGTTACCACGATTTGCTTTAAGATAATCGGAATTAGCTTCGATGTTCCGGTTTCTAGCTTTGTTGGCAACCCAATGCTCTCAATTGCCATGTTTTCGTAGTCCTGTTCAGTAGTTTTGACCAAGACAGGGGTTTTCTTGAAGTAAAGTGTCCGTAAACGAGATGTGACATCCTGTACCCGGCCAGGTCCTGAACCATGCAATGCTTTCCATGTTACTGGAGTATTTGTAAGAAAAAGGCCCATCTTGAGAACAACCGGCCGTATGATTATTGTGTCACTAACCTCAAAGCCTGTTTCAACGGGATATGCTGGGACATCTGACTGCCATGTTTCTTCTGCGTCAATCAATGCATCAAATGTTATACCGTCAATGCTGACAGGTTCTTTAACTTGAGCCATATCCCACCTACCTCACATATGCCAAAGCACGTGATAATTCACCTGTAGCGTCTTCTGTTGCTTGGTCCATAGCTTCCGAACTTTTCTCTTGCCCAGCTCTGTCACCATAGAACTCGTTACTTATATCTTGATACAACGTGATATAGACATTTGACACAGCGGCGGTAATGGCCGAAACAGCGTCACCTGCTCCAGGTGCAAGAGCGAGATTTGCAATGTCTTTAAGTGCTTGATATATACCGCCCATGCCTTTAAGCTTATTGAAGATGCCTGTTGTTTCTTTTGCTGTGAATACCTTCGAACCTTTGGCATTTGTTATCAGTTCCGGTCCCTCTTCACCGGCGATAAAGGTATCCGGAGAGAAATCAGAGCCTTTTGCCAGCATTGGTATCTCTGGGATATCTATACCGCGGCCACCTACGCCAGGTACCCAATCGGGAATTCTTAGGCGGTTAAGGCCACGAATAAAGACATTAAGACCGGATATAATCAGATTAAGTGGAATTTTGAAAAGAGCACCCAACCCACTGATTATCCCATAAAAAATATTCCGTATTCCTTCCCAGGCTCTTTGCCAATCACCAGTGAATACCCCGGCAATAAAATCTATTAAGCCTCCAAGAATATGCATAAACGCGTCAATTACAGGCATAAGGCCTTCAAAAGCCGCACCGAGAACCGTACTAATCAACTCAGCCACAAATGTAATAATCGGGATTAAAGCATCTAATAGGCTGAGCAAAATCGGCAATACAATTTCAATAACTTGCAAGATTATAGGCAAAAATGTCTCAAGGAGCCGTATTACAACTGGTAGTACGTTCTCTATGATTGACATAATCACTGGGAACAGTGCTTCAATAATCTTCATTAGTGCCGGCAGCACACTTTCGATTAACCGAATTAAAATCGGAATGAGTTTTTCAAATGCTCTGACAACTAGTGGGATTAACTGTCGAGCAAAGCTCGCAATCATAGGTATTAACCTACGAATAAACTTCATGATGGGAGGCAGAATCTGCCGGAGCAAGCTCATTAAGATTGGCAATAAAAATTGTAAGGCCCGTACAAGCTCTCGGCCAAACATCTTCGCCAGTTCCTTGACAAATGGGAGTATTCCCTTAATTGTCTCCCATAGGCCGTGAATGATTTCTCGTACTTCACCTGCGTCAATGCCGAATTTCTCCAACATTTCACCAAGCAAAGAGTCATCACCACGCATAAACGCAATAAAATCATCTATTAGTAGGGCCAGTATTGCGATGACGGCAACAAGCGCTAACATCGAAAGCTTGACTTTACCCAATAATTTAATCGTGCTTTTCAAAAAACTCATTATTTTCTTTGAGTTTAATGCTGCAAAAATAGCCCCAGCAGATATGGCAAGCAAGCGCATCAGATTGTTGACTCCGCCCATCCGGTCAGCCAACCGCATAAATGCCTCTTGGCCCCGACGCAACATGAATAATATCTGGTTAAAGCCGTTTACAATCACCCGAGCAATTGTCCTGGATATCCCTAAAGTAGAGTCCATTTCCGTAACGAACAAGCCCCAGCTATTCCGCACATTACGCAATGCGTCGGATATATCCATATCCACTTCACCAAATCGCTTGGCTATATCATCGGCACTGTCTTCAAAAACATCGCGCATTGCCTGCGCGGACACCTCACCACTCCTTGCCATTTCTTGCAGTTCATACGTTGTCACACCCAAAGACTCGGCTAACCTGATAGCCATGTGTGGGGCGTCTCGAAGCATTGTGTTTAGCGCTCTTGTACTGACAACTCCCTTTTGCAAATCCATCGTGATATAACGCGTAAGATAAGCCGCCCGTTCCTGTGATTTCCCTGCAGCGGCAAAGTCTTGTGCCATGAGTGTTGCAAAGCTTGCTGCTTCTTCTATGCTCCCAAAGGTGTCAGTGTTTTGTGCCAGCCGCGTAACAGTATCTGCCATCTTGGCATAATCAATGCGGGCATCATTTGCAGCCCTCTTGATTCGCTGTTGAATTTCATGTTGGTCACCCATACCGCGGGTAGCATCTCGTATTTGGTCGTTAATGTTGCTAAACTCAGAAGATAGGCTTCCGAGGGCAGCAAGAGAAAAGCCTATTCCTATTACTGCCAGGAACTTTGTAGCCATTGAACGTATAGACCGTATACTGTCCTTTGCTTGGCGTTCGCTTGCCCGATCAACCTCATACCCCACTGTCATACCAGACAGCTCATTATCAGCATGTTGGTGTAATGCGTTGATGCTGTCGCTTACCTTTTGTTCGGAGGCCTGGTTCACATCGTAGGCCACTTCTGTTGCACCTAGGGTTTTAGCGGCATGAGACTTTAATGTGTCAATGCTAGAGTTTACTTCCTTCTCGGCCTGCTCATTTATTTCATATCCGAAGGAAATAACGAGATCTCTAATAGTCAAAGTCGTTGCCACCCCCTTAATATCAAAAAGCCACCTCGCGGCAGCTATGTAGTTGTTTTTCGTTTTCTATTTATAAAAAAAGCCGCCTGGATATTCCAGGCAGCCTTCTCCATAGTTAGAATAATTATTTTCTTTTCTTGGTCTTGTTCTTCAGCTCCTCTGCTTTTGCAGCCTCAATATCCTGTGTCATACGCCATAGGGCATAGAGCTTTAATGCCTCATCCAACGTGTAACAGGTTTCAAGCTCATGTTTGTTAGCCAGCTTCATTCCGATTAAGGTATACATGCGTAACTCAAGGGCTGAGAATTGGGTTATGTCAAGTCTTCCATATATTCCAGGCCCGGCGTCTTCTGGATTAGATTTAGAAAGCCGTTTGCTTGCCCTCCAAATAGGTTGCCGAGCCTCTTGAAAAAACCCGCATAGTTCACCTTGATTACATCCACTGCCAAGATATACATATCCTGTGTGTTACCACAGAACAGTTCATTTGCTAAGTCTTCCGTAAGTGGCACAGCCTCGTCTTTACCTTTCGGCTCAACTGAGATGTTTTTATATCTTACAAGTAATAACTTGAGTAACCGCTCAACTTTGTCGCCACTCAATCCTGACAACCCTTTCACTAAGGATGGAGTCATCTCGTCGATATCAATATCCAATAGATTGTCATCGTTTCCACTCGTGAGATTTTTCGCCATTGGAGCAAGTGACCCGAGCATGGGTAGTATTAAAGAAAAAAGTTCCCCACTTATGTTTGCTGACTTAAAAGCAGGGAACGGTCTAATGTAAAATGTGTTTCCATCCAAGGCTCTTTCCTTGGCTTCAAATAGTTTCATGAAAATCCCCTTTCACTATAAGTGATAGCTGGCTGGACCTGTTTCTATGACAATTTCTCGGTCAGATGCAGTTTTGCCATAGGTTTGGTCAGGTTTATTGGTTACCCATGCTTCTCCAGCCGAACAGACGGTAGTGCCCTTTAAGTCCTTTATTAGGATAGGGAACATTCCTTCACCATGTGTGGCCCTGTCCCGGTCATACATGTCACCGCAGTATTTTAGTGTTTCGGCAGAATATTGAAGACCGATTGTAATGGTTACCGTTTCATCAGGGTCGATGGAGCGCACAACTTCGCCATATGCTCCGACCTGTTTGTCTACACCGTCACCATGGGGTTCAATTGTGAGAAAATCGCCATCTGCTGCACCTGAAACAACGTGATTCCCAAGCGCGATTTGCAATAGCCTAGGGTCATAGGTTTTAACACTGCTCATTTATCTCGCCTCCAATCACGCAATAAAGAATTCATAAGTCAATACCCCGTCCACTCGTACAGCATGGATTGCACCCGCCAACCGAGCCGTAAACCTGCAATCAACCAGATTCCGGGATGCTCGCTGCGTAGGAGTGATAGTTGCGGCATTTGGTACCCTTACCACGAAACCAGGAATGAGATTTCCATCTGTATCGTATTCATCGGGGGACACGATGCCACGAGCTTGTGCCGCGGCGAGACTAGCTCTCATTTGGTTTTCTACTTTGCCAATACCGGGGTTTGTATAAGGTATTTTCGGCTCCATAAAGAGCAGATTTGCTATTCGGAGTTGCATGTCGTTTTCAAGCCAGTCACGCCCCCGAATAACATCAATCCACTCGCCGCCCCGGACTTGACCAAACATTGTAATAATACGTCCTGCCCGTCGGGATATGATATTGCTACGACCTTCCTGCAGCTGTGTTTCGAGGGTGGTGTCATTATTTAACGGGGAGATACCTGCAACGCGCTTGAAGGCCCATGTTTCACTACCGGCAGGGAAAGATAGGCCCCTCGCTGTAGCTGCCACATGCGCATATTGATTAGACACTGGAACATCTTCCGGCTCTTGATCGCCACGTTCTAAACCGCACCAACCATGTGAACGAAAATATAGGTCAGGTACTGAATCCTCTTCTGATAGAAAGGTATATCCAAATAGCTTAGTATGGGCCTCTGTCCATTTGGCACAATTTTCATACTCAGATTCCGGGATGCCTGCAGCAAGAGCCACATACCATCCGGTGGTTCTGTTGGCAATCTCCAATGTTTCTACTGGGGATAGCATTTCCGGCACGATGGATTGCATTATAGGACCTTGTTCGAAGACGATATCGCCGTCAAAGGTAATAATACCTGCAGCTGTCGTAATACGAGTGCCCTGGGTTGCAGTCAGGGTGATGACATATGTCCCCGTCCAGTCTGTGCTTGGCAGATTCATTTGGTCGGCCTGTGGGTCTGTAGCATCACCTAGGACTACCTGTAGAAATGCTGTCGCGTTTTTGGTGATAGGCTGCTCATTGCCATATACAATAACATCGTCCTTTTCGATTGTTATCTCCATTGATGATACGGCCATCCGTTTATATTGTACCTGCAGCCAAGGCAAGTCTGTAGGCATTGGCTCAGCAGGGTCTGACCCGATGGCATCAGTCAAGTAATTGTCTGACGTAATGATTTTCATCACAACATCCTTGATTGACGGAAGTGCAGCCTGCATAGCCGCAACGAAAATTTGCGTTGGCCGTGGACTTTGCGAAAATGCAATCCGGGCCGCAATGCCAACCGGGTCAGCTGCTTCGCCTATGGCTATATACCCTGCACCGGTTGTTTCCTGTAAGCTTGAATATACGGCTACAGGCGGTATGGGTCTCAGTGGCGGTATCACCGGTGCTGGCCCAAATATAAGCATATTATCAAAATTGGCTGCATCAACTGCCGGTGCCGTTATGTCTATGTTGACGGTTACAATATTATCAAGGTTATTCATCCACATTTTCCTCCTTTACATATTCTATTTCTACCTCTTCGAACCAGCCGGTTTCTAAATCGGCCAGCTCCTGAGGTCTTCCCCCAGAATGAGTGGGAAGCGATGCGATACCGCTGCCATCATCCAAAGGATTTGCAGCATACTCCATTGCACCTTGTGTGAAACCAATTTCAATCTCAGTCATTGCGCGATAATCCCATGATGTATCATTAGTAAGGGCTGTTAAGTCATGTATAGCATTGGTATTGACAGAGATATCGTTGATGTAGCTCCAATCATCCACGTAGACAGAATTCATGAAGATTACGAAATCTGTCAGGTCATTGACAGCTGTATTTTCCATTGCCGATGTCACATTGATATCGATTGTTGTAGGAGCTCCTTTGGTGTATAGGTCAACAGCTAAGGTAGTATGAGACGGCCATATATCGTGGATAATACCGTCAACATTCATCCGAATCGGCCGCTGTGCGCGGGTAATGGGACCTGTTGTAAGTGCCACCATGGGACTGTTGGGATTAACGGGTTTATGCTTGCCCCATACGATATTTCCCGCATCCTTTAATGGCTTGAAGTATTCTGCAATTAAGTCGAATAAATACTGCTTAAGCTGTCGCACCGTCATGTTTTCACCTCTGGCGGAGGCGGCTGTTTGCTCGCAGGCAATGCGGTAAAGTCAGATTGAAAGTGGGAAAGTATAGTATGGTCCCAATCGACAGAGGATGTACACTCGTACCAAATTCCTTTATAGAAAAGCAAGTCGCCTGGGATTCCGAGATATTCGTTTGCAGAGGTGAGCTCTGCCACCCCCCATGACTTGAGCCGCTTAATCGTCCGCTCACCCGATGGATCGCCATCGTATTCGTCTGGTGCCTGTGGCTGGACGTTAAGTTTGACAATAACATCTTCATAGGTTGCCGCCGTGTAACCATTTGTATTGGTCTGAGATCCATGTTTCCGAAGGGTATATTTCTTTTTAAATAGCCCAATAGCCACAACCTCACCCCTTCCGCTCTTTGACAACATAATGGACAGACTGCCTCATTCGTCCTTCGTCAATGAGGGGCTGTGATGAACCTTTACGCTTTATTGTCGATGGTGCATTCGGGGTAAAGCCCCCGGCGCGGATTTCATGCTGGATTAAGCCAACTTGCAGGGCCCCTATAACACTAAGGGCTTTTTCTGCATCTGCCTTACCCATGACCACGGCTTTTAGTTGCTCACTGCCCATGGTGGCAATGGTTCCCTTATTATTATCCACACTTTGCCGCATAAACGGCCTTTCAGGGATTCGCTGCGTACCGTCGCTGTTTTTTGTGCCAAACTCATTGGAAGCAGCTATTTCAGCTACTGTAACACCATCTGGATAATCCTCTGCTTCAACACTGGAGTGGTTTTGGTCATGCCCCCTACGGTCAGAGGTAAAGCCTGCCTGCACTTGTAGCCCCGCAAGTTTTTTTATCTCTGCAAAGAACTTTTTCCCAGCAGCAGTTAACTTATCAGAGCCTCGCTTTGGCATGGCTTTACCTCCTTCCCATGGGTTCAGCTGCATTCACAATGGAAACCACCCGCATTTTACGCAGGTCTTTAAACATGATTCCATACTCTGTCATAAGGAGTCCTGCATCGGATAAAGCATATTGCGAGACATTGTGATTGAAACTTATTGATGTTTTGCCTTCCGAATAACTTCCCACACGCATAAAATTACCGATGCCGATGTTCCCTATATCTTCCACAGGGTCGGCACCGGCTTCAATATTTGCACCAAGAAACTTCATCATGTGAGCTGTAAGGATAGCGAGAGCCCGTGTATACATATGTCGGAAAACACTTTTCCCGACAAATGGCTCTGTAAACCATATCCACCCGGTTACATCTTCATCGGCTATATTGGAAAATTCCTTTGCTATTAGCCTAATGATGCCAATTACAGGGGTAATGTCCACAGACGTCACCCCTATTCGTTGATTCCTTCATTCTCTGAGAATAATGCCTTATTTATCTGCTCAATTAGGGCTGCACGACCATCACTTTCATTAAAATCAATACTGAGGGCACGGGCTGTTTTTTGTAGGTCTGCAAGATTCATCCTAGTGACAGCACGGGTGGTCAATCCCTCAGTTAATGTGGAGCCTTCGCCGTCCCCCTCTGTTTCATCATCATTGCCCTCTTCTGATGGCGGGGTGTAGCCGTCATTATCTGCATCCGACACTGTATCTTCATCTGCCTTTGGTTGTATTGCTGCATTAATTCTTTTGAACAAATGCACAATATCTTCGCCAGGTACCAGGTCAATTCCAAGAGCTGTAGCCATTCCTTCCAATTGGTCGAAGGATATTGCCGGCTCTTCTGTTACGACTGAAGGAGGATTAACAGGTATGGCAGCAACGGGTATATTGCTGCCTGAAACTGTTATCCAACCTTTGCTAATATAGTACTTGACCGTGGGATGTTCAGCGGTGTATGGGTATGGCAACTCAGCCATTGAGCCAGGCAGAACAGCTATAGGGCCAAATCCAATAACCTTTTGACTTGTATTAACTGCAAACATATATACCTCCGTTTCTGTCGGCCTAAACGCCAACGGCTATCAACATTGACAGCGGGTAGTAGATAACTGCACCAGCGTTTCGAGATTCGCAGGGGATTACAAACTCTAATCCAGTTGGCTGAATCGGGTGCTGGTAGAAGGGCAATGGAGTTTCGATAGTAAACTTATCTTCATCCTTCTTGTACATGAACGCAACGCCTTGACCAGGATATGGTGTAATTTCACTGTTTGCGTTTAGCTCTGGAACCTCAACTATCCCCTTTAGTCGTGGCGAATTATCAAGAATCCACTTCAAAATCGTACATACCGCACCTGAGCTAGGGTTTAGCAGCATGGGTGTATTCGCAAGATACAGGTATGCATCTGTAGGAAGCGCAAGCATGTCTGGCCTTTCAACGCTCTTTGTCAAATAAGCAGTGAACTCGACCATTGCATTGATATCTCGCAACACTTCCCATGGCTCTTTATCAACAAACTTCGTGCTGGTTCCGGCAGCGTTAAGAGAGAGCGTAAACAGGGGTACATCGTTCCAAGGGGAAAGCACACCCATGAGCTTCGCCTTTTCATCGCCAGCCCAGGCAAGCTTATTTGCCAAGTAGTCAATGGCGTATCTGGCTGCTCTGCCCTTGCGAACATCAAGGGATTTTCCAGCCATGCGACTTGCACGCATTTCTTGTACTGAATAACCGTAGCTGTCGCCCAGGGATTTTATATGACTGGTCGAGGGCGTTCCTTTGACATCAACGCGGGGCAAGTCTGTTGCATAGTTGCCAATGATTTTTGCCATACCGGTTTTGTCATAGCTATACCACGTGATTGTTTCTGCTCCTGCACCTACTTCGCTTGATGCGGCAAATAGCCGTAGCGCATTAAACTCAGGATACAGTACGTCGTAAGACTTGGATTTGATGTAATCCAGCTCACGAGCGAAGAACATGCTTGCATCTTCAACTGAGTCAAAGCGCATTGACGAGTCTTCTACTAGCGACTCTGCAATATCCGAATTGTATAATTTTCGATAATCCTTCATGACATTATCGTCTGAAAGCATAGTGAGATTAATTCTACTCATATATATGGCCCTCCTATTCGTTAATTTGATGACGCAGGTAAATAACTGCCGCCTCACCAGTACCCACTTTACCGGTAAATGTAGCCTTGACAGCAAGGGTTCCTGTGCCACCATCTACGTTGGTAAATTTACCAACATCTGCACCTGAGATAATCAAAAATACCGGGTCGTTGTATCCAATGGTTAACCCTGGTGCAATGCGTACCCATGGGCGTCCCCACCGCAATACTCCAACGGTATCACCCGGATAGACTAATACTTTCCCATCCATTGTCTGCTGAGTTGTCTTACCGTTCATGGAAACACCCTCAAATTGGCCGATTGTAGATGTGGTGGTAGGAATCAGTACATCAATGCCTGGGATGGTTCCTTCCATAACACCCATTCCATATTGCATAGCAGTTACACTTGTTTCACCATTTAAGCGGCTGTCTATATCTTTGTTTGATAAATCATCAAGTGTACCGGGGAGCCCTAGTGGGGGCTGATAGCCATAATTTAGTTGTCCACCCATTATTCCTCGCCTCCTTCTTTCATCTTTCCTATCATGCGCTCACGTGCAGAATGGGCTAATGTCTGCTCCGGGGGTGCTGGGTTGCTGTTTCCGTCCATGCGTTGAGACATTTGACGACGCTGGTAATCCACACCTTTATAGGTATTTATCTTTTCAGATGCTTGGTCAAATGCTGCCTCAATATATGCTTCACTCCTACCATCAAGTTGCATTGTAGGAAGGACTGCCTTGACAATAGCCTTTTTTGCATCAATGGGCTTCATCGCTTCCAGCCCATCAAGGTTCAGCTTGTCGCCCATACGTCCGAGGTTAATGCGCTCACTGATGATTTCGCCTATTGAATCGACATTCATAGCAACACCTTTACCATCCTCCGCTCCTTCAACAGTTTTAGTGTCACCAACCGCCTTTGATGCATCGTATCTAGCTTCCTGGGCATCAATGTACTCAAACAGCTCCTTCACGTAGTCTGCGGTAGGTGCAACGTTGTCCTTACACATCGTGTCAAACTTCTCTTTAAGGAGTTTGAATTTTTCCTCATGAGATGCGTCCCCCTTAAGTGCCTTGGCTGGTTTTTTTGGAGAGTCATCTCCACTATCGTTGTTTAGCTCCTTTAGTAGGACTGACTCAACATCGTCAAGATTCATAAGTCCTTTCTTCTTGATGTTAGCAAAGGCCTTCTTTAGGTCTTCGCCACTCAGGGTTTTGTAGTTGCTCATGTTGGTTGCTCCTTTCTCACTTCTTGAGTCTAAATTTAAACGGGCCTGTTCACCGGCCCGGGCGTCTCGCACAAGGGCGAGATGATTTATAACAATGTTGGTTTGGATGGCGTCATACGGTTGGCCATTCCATGTACCTGGGGTTTCGTCCCAGACCAGGTCGTATCCCAACGATAGCTCACGTAAGCCGGAACGCTTCACATGATTAATGTCATGCACCACCACTTTAACTCGGACGTTTTCACCGTCTCTATATCCTTCTGATAGCATTGTGCCGACGACTTCGTTGCTAACATTGTTTTTGTTCACCCGGCCAGCATCATGGGTAATGATTATCGGTTTGCCTTCGTAAGTGGCTAAGCTGTCAGATGCAAAAACATGCTCCGGTAGCCGTAGCTCCCGACGAACTTTGCCATTTTTTTTGTATTTGAATATCCCTGTACGTGTCACAATGGGCGTATCGATAAAAAATCCTTCAGGTGTAAAAAAAGACTCGTCCAGCGGTATGCTGTCGAGTCTTTGAACCCTCACTAGGTTTGGAGGTTTACTCATTTGCTTTCTCCTTCATTTTCTTGCCAAACTTCAATGTCATATATCTGGTCAGTCCCATCTCCATCCCAACCAAACTCTTTTTTGCGCTCTGTGTCATGAGGGTCAACGATAATGCTGAATGAATGACCGCCCTTGCCATTATCCCGAATGTATTTTAGGAGGCTTTGTAAACTGCCTTCTTGATCCCAGCAATCAATAATGATTCGCCTATCACCTTTGAGCTTTTTCCCATCCATCCTTTCAGCAGTGGCAGGTTCACTCCCTCCAAGAACCTCTGTCAATCCAACAGTGAGCTTTTGAAGATGCCCCAACTCGTCATTGCGAATCTCTGTGAAGATATCTATTGTTGTTTTGTCCTTCACCTTAGATATACTTTTCGTATAGTCTGAGATTGCCTGTGCTTCATCGGAAATGTTCTTGCACAGATTCTTGACAATTGCTCCAACAATGTCTGAATCAATATCAAGGGCGTCTAAAGTAAGCAGCTCTTCCCCTCTTGCTTCACGAATCTTATTAATCCTCCGTGTGGCCTCTTCATATACGGCTCTATCATGCTGCATTGCAGATACAGTTCTCGCTGCCTCTAGCCCCTTTTCTGATTCAACATACTCGCCATTGGCATTTTCATACATGACAGGATACGTTCTATTGGGCCCCAAGAAGGCCTCCGCTGGCATTTTATCCCGTTCTGGAGAGCCTACAGGAGGTGGATTCCAATTTCTCACATCATCGTGATTCATCCGCTTTCTCCTTCCCAAAAAAAAAATAACGCCCAGGGCGTTTAGTGTTGAGTTCCTTTGATTACTACTGTTATACCGGTTATGGTGATTGTGCTTGCACTTGTGTTGGTCAGCACAATTCTTACGCCATCAGTGATAAACGGATCGGTGATGGTATGGGTATAGCTCTCAAAGCTAATGTTTTTTGCAGTCAATGTTCCCATGTTTATCATATCTTGAGAAACCGCTACTGTGTCGACACCACCAACAGGGCGAACGAGCTGTAACTCAAATGTGCCAATGCTACCAGGCCCTACACCAGATATAGAACCTGTCAAACGAGCATCAATAACCAGGTCAACATAGCCGTCGATTGCCCTAAATACAAGTGCACCGTTTGGTGTAATGTCCCATTCTTCTGCTAGGGTATTTGCCATGCGTTCGATGTTGGCTGGGAATGTAAAGCCCTGTAGCAGATTTCCACTTGCACCAGAGGCGATATTCATGCTTACTTGACTGGTAATCCTAAACAGATATCCGTCAGAGCGGTATGCAAGGGTTTCACCTCCCTCATCTAGAACTACCGTGCCAGATGGGCCTTGCGGTCCTATATCTCCTCTGTCTCCTTTGTCACCCCGTATACCCTGTTCCCCTTGAGGACCCTGGGGACCAACTCCCCCTGCTCCCTCTGAATCATTGTCATACACACTGCCATCGGGGTATAGGCATCTCAGTGGTTTGGCGGCAGCCTTTGCCCACAGCGCAGCTCTCTCTGGTGACGGCGGCAAAACTTCAATGCCTGTTTTGTCCGGCACAGTGATGCTTCCATCACTCCGTAAATATTTAATAGGTATCGCCTTTGATTGGTGATATAAGGACGCGCGGCCTACGTCAGGCTGTAAAATTACATTGCTCATGCTGCTATTCCTCCTTCCCAAGGCAGGCTCAGCCCCGGCAGATTAAATACAGGAAGGGCGACACATCGACAATTATAGTCTTTACCCGGATGCGCCCTGCGCCCTGTCCTTTTATCCACAATCGGTGGAGTATCCCACCTGTGCCGAGTGCCATCCAATTGATAATGATCACCTTTTGGCCATTTCCCGCTAGGATTTCCACGTACACGCTCATCGCCTGAGGTTGACCAAATATACTCTTGAACCCCGGCATCGGCTTGCTGTTGCTGTGTCATATCGGCATTTAGGCTTGCCATCTGGTCGCGAGCCCAAAATTGAGCTTTCTTTTTGCTCATATCATAAGCTTGCTGTATCTTTTTGCTAATATCTCGGTTGCTCAAGCTGGATTGCCAACCTCTAGTGATAATATTCTGCAATTCGGCCAGACAGGTTTGCGGTACAGATGTAATCAGCCCTACATTGGTTGTCACCCACTGCGCAAGCATCGAACTGAAAAACTCACCCATATAATAGTCTTCCATGATATTGATGCCCAGAGCAGATTGAACCAGCCGCCGCCATTCAGCAATTGAAATACGACGGGTTTGATTTGCAAGTCTTGCCAATCGTCGTTCCAACCCAAAGGTACGTGCTTGACTTTCGAATGTAGCTTTTATACAACTGAATGTTGTTGAGATTATGTCTTCTATACTGTTTCCTTGGAATGAATCAAATAAATCCTCAATTGCATCATCGCGCCAAGACGCTCCTGTAGATGCACTTATAGCTTTGCGCACGGTCGGCAACTGTTTGGCAATAGTTTTGTTGAGCATTCTCATATATGCACTTACAACACGCTCATATTCGCGCTCTAAGTTTATTGGGTGATACATCTGCACACGAGGCAACATATTTCGTTGACCACGGAACCTGGAGCGCACTTTGTCTTGTACTGCAAGGGCCATTGTTAGACTATTCATTGTGCAACTCCTTGCTTTGGTCAGGAAGGACTTTGTCAAGTAACATTAGAGTTGCAGCAAAAGGTGGGAACATATAAAGTCCAGTGAAATCCTCGTTTAACTTAAGCCATGTTGACATCATTATTTCATCACTTATGCATTCCGGTTCCCCGTCAAACTCTGTACATAGGAACACATATGGACTGCCATATTCTTCAGCAAGCCCTTTGAGCTGGCCCAATGGCTTGAGGTTTTTTGGTGTTATGCCAAATTCCTCTTGGGTTTCGCGAATCGCTGCCTGTTCTGGGGTCTCACCTGGCTCTATGTGCCCTCCTGCCCCTCCAATGGGATGCCCCGGTTCTCTGCGCATACCACAGAGTACATTGCTACCCTTCATGACGATTACGCCAACGCTGCCGAAGCCCTGGTCGCCATCTTTATTCATTTCCTCTGGAGGAGAGTAACCATGGGCAGAGGCATCTGGCAGTTCCCCGCTCCATAAATCAATAGCTTCACTGCCAGGACCTGTGGAGTCAAGAATATCTTCGATGCTGAAATCGCCCTCTTTAGCTAACCCACTTCTTATTTCTGGGGAATCAATAACACCTATATCATAATAAACCTTTGCAGTATCAGCCTTTGTCTTTTGGGTCGCTGCCTTTTTGCTGTCTACCTCAGCCTGGTCTTTTTCATCCATAGACCAAAGAGGATTGAATTTGAGTTTGACTACAGGCTTTTCCGTGAGTTTATTTTGGGCAAGACCAGCTCGGATAATTACATCTACTAACTTTCGCATATTTCCACGAAGCATAAGCTTTTGTATGCGCTCAACAAAATTGTAATAGTTTTCAAAATCGCTGTGTCCTGTGCTATTCATTCCAGCCGGGGAGCGTCCAAACAAAACAGTCTGCGGAATGTTAGATACCGAAGAATACATACCACAAGTGGATTCAAGTATGTCTTTTACGCCAGTCAATGAAAAAGTTTTGAATTCGTAGCTTTCTCCTTCAGCATCAATGGCTATGGTGTTTAGGATGTGTCTAGCAAAGTCAACTGCTTCCAACCGCTTTAAAATTATATCTCTACCATCGTCTTGCATTAAAATTGAAGCAAGGTCCTTGATAGAGTGGACAGCCTGCACAGCTCTTTCAAGCATTTTTACAGACGTGGAATGGCTTGTAATAACTTCACGCATCTCGCGTTTTATCCGTAGATACTCCGGCACACCCCAAAAACGGTAATAAGGTTGCATTGTACGTTCTGGCAAGACACCATTCCGAAATATAAGACACCGGCTTTCATGTACCCAGAACTGCCCGTAGATACTGTTAACGAAATATTTCTCAGGCATCCCGAACTTGCTTGTATTGGCTTTCCAGGGTTCCGCTGTGTTAATGTTGTACATGACACTATAGTCAGGCCATACAACAGCTCGTTCATAAATGCGTATTTCCTCTATTGACTTAATGTTATCCCAGTCAAGAGGTTCATCAATGCCTCGTCCATCGTCTATCAACATGACGCCGATTGCACCACCGAACAACCGTGCCCAACGTATCCCGCAGGTACCCTTTTCGTCCCATTCGAGGTTGTCGAGTGTATCAATAATGTATTCGGTTGCTTCTGTGTCCTGTAGCCCCAAATCATACCCATGCTTGATTGCTTCTTCGGCGGGGGCGTCGATGGTTTTAGCAAAAAGACCGTTAGATTCATATTGCTCAGTGAGCAACATGTCAGGGATAATTCCCTCACCCCGGAAATGATAATGGGACCCGCTGTCGCGCTGGGTCCCATATTGGTTTACTAGATTAATGTAATCCCCATCATGTCGCATTTGGGATATCCCTGGTATGTCGTGCCAAGCCACAGCATCACCCACTTTCTATATAAGAGACCTAATATTAAATTGAGCTGGCACATGGACAGCCAAAGCCACAGCATCACCCTTGTCAGGGGATGGAATACCCCGTTTTTTCATAGCATCCTTTTTTTCAAGAGCTATCTTGCCTCTGCTGTTCAAAGTATATTTTCGTGTAGATAGTTGTGCGACAAGCTCAGTATCATTTGGAAACGATAGGTGCCCGGCATCCAGGTCATCCCGTAGTTTTGCCCACAGCCATGTTCCCTGGTTGGCGTAATGCTCTGCAGCTTCTTTATTGTCAACCACACCACCGAAATTGATTGGATTAATATCCATGAGTGACAGTCGTTCCTCACTTTTTACCTCAATAAGGCGATCTGTCACGCCACCGCCTAGCCCCGTATCATCTATGTTAACAATAATCCTTCCCCTATATTTAGGGAACGCAGTAGTTATTAATCGGTATTGAACAACAATGTCTCCGACAGTTCTCATCAGATTTTGTCCATGTCGGACTACAGGAATAGAGAGGGCATTGCCGACTTTGACAGCTATTACGGTTTTGTCATCCCCGTATCGTGCGACATCCACCCCTAAGGCAATGCTGCCGGTTGGGTCTTTCTCTGTGAGGATTGCTGCTTCTACAAGGCTCAATTTAATAAAGGCATCGTTTTCCGTGAGTGGAAAATAGCCCTCTACCCTAACTCTTACCACATTGGATTCTTTACCGTATTTTGCTATGAGGAAATCGATGTTTTTCTTATTGGTACGTTTGCTGTCTAGTGAAGATACCCGGTGACATTTGTACTGCGCTCGGTCAGCGTGGAAGCTGTCATAGAATGTACCACTAGTTTTTGTAGGATTTCCACACATAAGCAACTTGTTGTTTTCGCCGGACAAAGTACCATCAATAGCCTCCATAATGTCATCAGCTACACCCGATGCTTCATCCACGATAAAAAGCATATTGTCTTCGTGGAAGCCCTGCATATTTTCCGGTTTTGTTGCTGTACGGGCAACTGCAAACCAGCGTTTTTCATGACCGACTACATATACCCTTGTTTTTGTCCAACGCAATATCCTTTTTAACAAAGGACTGTTTGACATCCACTTTGATATTTCCGCCCAAAGAACATCCTGCAGTTGTAAAAGAGTAGGAGCAGTAGCTACTACTCGCGCATTTGGAAAACAGGATAAAAACCATAATGCTGCAACGGCTTCAACACCTGTTTTACCCACCCCTTGGCCAGATCGCACACTTACCTTGGGATTATGGGCCAAATCGAGTAACACATCTTTTTGCCAGTCATCTGGCTCAAACTGCAATACCTCACGTGCGAACAAAACAGGGTCAATACGGTATAAATCCTGTCTCGCTTTGAAGAATTCACGCCTATTCATTTAGAATACCAGCTATCCAGTCATCAACTAGATCATCTGATGGATTATTATGCTTTTCATCCTCCATTTGCATCTTATGCAGCTGATTAATTCCTTTTTGGGTACCGGCCATAACCCGGGTTAATGCCTCTGCTATCTGCAAGAAACGTTTTTCACTTGAATCAGCAACGGTTTGGGTGCTATCTTGTGCATTCCTTCTTGCATTTACTTTTCCGCCTCCTCCTGACATGGCACCTTTGGTCTTGATTACACTGTCAATCACCATGCCCCCGGGAGCCACTTCAGCGGCTGTCAATCGCTTAAACATACGATGACGAAGGATGCGACTCAGGCTGATTATGTCAAGCTGTTCTTCTGTTTTGTCAATTGGAGAACTTAAAAGGGCCTTTTCTTCGTCAGAAAGGCCCTTGTAAGTAATGGTTTCATATTCGCCGGTAGTTACGGCGTTTTTGTTATTAAGAGGAGCACCACCGTTATTGCCTACGGCATTTTTGTTGTTGGGTTGCCCTCCTCGGCGTTTTGAGTTGTTTTTGGAATCGGTAGGTGTGGGTGGCTGGACCGGTGCTTCCCCTCGAGGTTTTTTAGCAGTGATATAAGATTGTTCTTTTTCCTCTGAGTCCTTTGTCTGATGTACGGTTTTTTGATGTACATCATTTAGTGATTGATGTACATCATTGTTTTTTTTAAGTCGCTCAACCCATTTGTCCCTGAATTTCCAGGTGGCAATAAGCCGCTCATCTTCACTAAGCTGTTCTGCAATGCGGCGGTTCTCTATGTTTCCGCTGTACTGCTCATATATCTTATAGGCTCTATCCCTATTAGGATTACGTTGCTTCGGCATCCCCTCTCACCTGCTTTAGTTATGCTATGAAATTATTTAGGGTATGGCATTGAAATCAACAGAATCTTCTTCCGCATCTTCTTATCCAATGGCATCAAATACCTGTGTTTCCCCTTGGTAATATAAAAGCTCGCATTAGGGTCAATATAATTCTGCAACCATGATAACTTCTGCGAACCTGTTCCATATCTGCCGTGAATTGATTTTGGATGCATTTCTTTCCCATGGATAATAAACATGCATTCGCCGCCTGTTTTACCTGAGTATATCCAGTTGGTGCTTTGATATATCCTCCCAGTATGGCCTCGCTCTATATCTGCATAGGACACAATGAGCCGTATGCCAGGGCTACACTCACGTAAAAGTTTAATTGCTTTGCTTAGGATTTCGGATACGAAGGAATGATGTTTTGTCAAAGCAACCCTTACCAGCTCACAACACTCAGTTTGAGTCAAACCATAAGGGGAGCCAAGGCTTTTATTTGCGCCGCGTCCAAATATGACCGCACCTATAAAGATATCGTTTTCCCAAGCACCTATTTTCACGAGCTTACCAGCTGGGACTGAGCGGCTATAGTGGAAATTTTCGCAGGCATATTTCGCTGCCTTGTAATCACACCAGTCTATTTTTAATGTCACCATTACATTTCAAACTCCATTTTACAATGGGGACATATTACTGTTTTCAAGGGTTTATTTTCTAATGTCGATAAATCTCCTTGGTCGCTTATGCTGCCTATTTCAAAGTGTGCAGTGTCTAAAATTTTGCTCACTTCATCAGGATCGAATCCAGTTAAAGAAATATCAAAATCCATTTCATTAATTTCAGCAAGTAAGCTTGCGAGCCCGGCATTATCCCATTCCCCTTGTACCTTGTTTAAAGCAAGGTTAAGTGCTTTCTCTTTGTCTTCGGAGAGGTTTATTACACTAACAAAGATTTCTGTCATTCCTCGTTCCACTAGTATTTTTAACCGCTGGTGACCTCCTACTACATTCCCGGTTTTCTCGTTCCATATGATTGGGTCTACATAACCAAATTCATCAATTGATTTCGCCAACATCTGGTATTCTGTGTCTGAAGGAGCCAGTTTCACCCGCGGATTATAGGCTGATGGATTTAATCTCTTTATGTCTATTTTTCTAATATCCATGATTCCTCCAAAAATACGGTTAAATAGCAAAGGGCCCGCTCGACGCGGACCCTCTTGGGTGATGCATATATGCCCTAAGGCTATACGGGGGGGCTTTGTTAGTGTGTTGCTATTTTTCACACTGCCATATTAGCACTGTCATAGTGACATAACAATGACATGTTTTTGACATGGGCTATTTGGTGAGCAGATTGATACCGTCAATGCCGAAAATAAAAGCTGTTAGCTGTTCCACGGCCATTGAAATATCCCTATAAATTGTCCGTTTCTCTGTATATTCTTCATCTGCAAGCTCATCTGCAGTTTTAGGTTCATGGTCCAAATAGAGCCAATAGATTACCCTGTAACGACGCCTATCCTCCTCTTTAGGGGAACGGTCACAATATGTTTTATATAAGTCTATCATGGTATCTATATGATCTATGATGATTTTGGTTTTAATTGTACTCTGGCGGATGCTTTCGACCTTAAGCCGGTCACTCACATTGCCATTTACGAGCTCAAGGATTTCAGCTAGACTATATCCATCATCTGTATCTACCTGCGATGCGGTGTATGTTGCACTCTCGCAATGGTCAACCAATGATCGATAATTACGCAAAAGGAGTTTTGTGTTGGCCTTTCGTCTGTCGTTCCGGGCTTTTGCCGCTGCTTTTTCCTCTTCCCGAAGCCGGTCAATTACAATGTTGGTAATTTCCCTTAAAACATCATTGTCCAGTTTTACCGCTGTTTTACCCATATATAAACCCTCCCGTATTATGATTGATTTTATACTCACAACCCGCTATAATAAAGGTGTTCAGGCGTTATTTTTAACGGGCCGCTTTCTTCTGTGTTTAGGAGGGGCGGTTTTTATTTTACAGCACCATTGGCTTCACGCTAAACCGCCTCCCCAGCGTGCCATCTCTGGCTATCCTCAAGATTGTAGTAATAGAACAACCTCTGCCCCAGTGCTACGGTGATATGCGGCAGGCCACTACGCCTGGCACTGGATAGCTCTGCCCCCTCGTAGGCGGCTTCTCCTAGGGCATCGCAATATGCTCCAGCACTAAGATATTCGCGGCTGCGAAATGTCACGCTGTTCGGGAGTCTGTACCCCTTATCAATAATCACATCAGCCTTGGGCGGCAAAATGTTAGTCATTATTTATCCTTTCTATACGTACTGTTGTTGCAGCTTTATTTCCTAGCAATATGCGCCAGGTTGCGCTTCTTTGGCCTGGGCCTGCGAACTGCAATGCGATTCGCAATTACCCCAGCAAGCGCGAGTAATGCAATTACATACAGCATAGGTATAAGCATCATCCGTCCTCCACTTTCTTGACTTTATCCCGGAAAATCGCCTCTCTTGCACGGTCTGCGGCCCTTTCACTGGAGCCGATTGGCTTTGGTTTCGGCATCTGCCTACCCCTTGGGCTGATGAAATGCGAATTAGCCTATACACCCATACCCACGGATTATCGCCCCAGCCGCAGCCACGTTTAGAGTTTATGTTATCCCACAATTCCGAGAACGCCGATCTGCGCGTAGTCATGTCATCACCCTTTTACTTCGTCGGGGTTATACCGCATCGGCATTATCGCTCTTCCAGTCTTATTCATTGCATGGCCCCCCGCTACATATTGGACACTCCTGCTTACCACCAATCTTCATAGGATGAACCAGCTCGCAGTCTTTCAAGGCAACCCGTACAACTTTTGTTTCGTCAATACCGCAATGAATTACATTCAAGATAACTGCCATATCCCCATGTGTAGTCGGAGTAGAATTGCATTGTATCGGCACATCACAATAGCTGTTGCTTTCAAGGCATCCCACAACCTTGTAAATGTGCCAACTACAACAATGGTCAGTGTCTATTACCGCATACCAGCCGAATAGATCTGTACTAGGTTTGAAATCTTTCACTTATTCCACCACTTTCTCAATAGTCACCCCATGCAAAACGGAGTGCTTTATGCCGCCACTAAGATAGTCAAGAACCGTTTGATAGCTGCAGTGGAGGGCCTTAGCACACGCCCTGATGCTCCGGTACTCAACTCCATTAACAATTACTTTATGTGATCGGCTACGGTGCCCCGTCCGCTGCCCGTGCTCCTGCTTTGAGTAGCTGCGCAGGTTTTCACGTTTGCAGTTGAAGGGATTGCCATCTATAACTTCAACATAATCACCTTTGCGGTGGCCTGGGATAAAATGTCGCGCAACAAGATTTTTCAGAGTGTATTCCTTACCATTTATTTTGACTGCAGCCATTCCACTTTTCAAGTAAGGGGTAACCTTGCTTTCAATGAAGTGCTTTCGGCTAGTTTTTATAACCGTGCCATCTTCACAAATGGAATAACTGAACCTTTTTCCTTTGCATATCCTGGAACAATGAGCTGCATCATTCACTCCTATCTAACCCCCTTCAGGCAACTTCATAAAACACAACCAATGAGTCTTCATCGCTTTACCGCTGGGGTGTCCATATAAGTAATCACGGCCTATGACCTTCACTATTTCACGAACTGGAATCTGGTACTCACTCCACTTGAATATCAGGACGCCGGTTGTCTTGAAGACTCTATAGCACTCATCAAATCCAGCTCTCAAATAGGACCTCCAATCATTTGGAAGCAAGCCATATTTCTTTACTAGCCAACTATTGTTTCCACCATGAATCAAATGTGGTGGGTCGAATACGATATGGGCAAATGTTTCATCCTCAAAAGGCAAAGCTGTAAAATCAGCAATCATATCCGGCCTAATTATGAGCTGACGTCCGTCACTTAAAGTGTCGCATACCATACGGTTGTCACAATACAGAACATGGGGATTTTGCTTATCTAGCCAAAACATTCGGCTGCCACAGCATGGGTCAAGTATTAACTTTTCAGTTTTCATCACATTTCCCATAAGTCTCATGTGCTTCTGATAGCTCCTTGTAATGACTTTCAAAGATGGGACATATCTGACCAGGAATCATGAATCTTTGGCACATGGCAAGCCTGCAAAGCCCTAACTTTCTCTTCATAGGGCAAGTCGATTCTGCATTTTTGACGATTAGTTTCATCCCTCTTTTTTGAAGGACTCTGATTCTATTTTCACCGTCTTCACGTACCCTTGCGATTTGCTGCTCAATGTCATACAAAGTTTCGTTTTTTTAACCATTGCTTTATTCCTCCCACTCATTGGTAATGGTTACAATTACCTCAGGTACATCGCCGTAATATTTTTTTACGATTGTCTCAACAATTTTGGCATCGTCCTTGTAAGCTATCTCATTAAGGCTGTCAGCAATAATCTTTAGAATGTTGTCAGCATCGGGTTTCTTTGTCGGTCTTATAATCCCATCGGTCATTGCACTCTTTTTCTTTATCGATACGCTGTTTGGGATTGCAAAAAAAGCGAGTATTTCCATCCGTAGAGCATCTTCACTACCGAAGCGAACTTTGCCGCACTGTCGGATATACTCCGTTTTTACTAGATTTTCATATAGCACTGTTTCTTCCGGTGTGTGTACGGATGTATACTGTCCACGCTTACTGAATTTTGGTCGCCCTTTTCCCTTCGGCACCCCAGGGATAGTGAAATAAACAATCATTCTTTTTCACCGACCGGCATTCGGACATCCTCAGTGTATAACTCATGGGTGCCATCTTGCAGAGCCTTTTCCTCGTCAGACATTTCATACCCCAGGGAGCACAGGAAGCCATAGAGCCTATCAAGCAGGGCGTCGCCAACAAAAATGCCCTTAGAGTTATGAAAACGCCGGTCTTTATCCTCAAGCCGCATATAAACACCAGCCACAAGGAGCTTTGTTGAGCTATAACCACCTTCGCTAATTACGCGGTCACAGGCTTCCCGGAAGGTTTCTCCTGTATCGTCTGACTTTGCATTATAATCCGGCTTGAACGGCTTATTTATATCAAAAAAGTCATGAAATACATCTGTCCGCACATAGCCATACGACTTTATAATGCAAAAGGCTGCCATCCGCTCAATTATGTCTTGACCCTTGGAGTTCCTGTCTACTTTTTTTGCAAAATCCAGCCGGAGGTGATACGCTTGATTACAGGCTTTATCAAGTGCATCAACCCTGGCCTTGCACTCTTCTTCGGCTTGATTATTTTCTACCTGAACGGATGCCACCGCTTCATGCCTCTTTACAAGGAGACGGATGTAATCACCGTCTATGCAATAGTAATAATCAACTGTGTCAGCATCCTCGGGTATTTCAAAATTGTTGTAGTGATGTTGCGAATGGTAAAGTACCTTTACGGTGGCATACCCCCATAAACTTTCAACCATAACTGCAATGCCGGACAATTTCTCTAGAATATCCGCTTTCATCTTGGTTAGGGTTTCTTCTTCGACGGCTTTTTGCAGGCTGTGCCTAAAGTTAGATGTGCCAATGGTATCCAAAACCCTATGTTTAAGTTCCGAGGAATGGATTTTATCCAGTTCAACAAAATCGGCCAGTGTCGCTCCCCGTTCTTCTGCCTGCTTAAGCTTATCCTTATCCAAAGTAAGCAGCTTTTTACGCTTACGCACAGTAGTTTCTGAGAGGCCCGTTTTTTTTGATATGGTGAATACCGTCTCCCCAAAATCAAGCATAAGCTGTATGCCCTGGGCTTCTTCATATGGGGTAAGGTCGCTGCGTTGCATGTTTTCCAGGAGCATTGTTGCAACCTGCGTATTCTCATCCATTATGGATATAATGCAGGGTACTACTGTCAGCCCAGCAATCTGGGCAGCGGCAGTACGCCGATGGCCAATAATTACTGTAAAATTACCGTGGTATTCGGATTTACACTCATCGTCTAACTCGTTCCACCACTCCATATCCTGAGGTACAATCGTTAGGTTTTGTAGTATTCCAGTGATTTTTATGCTTTCAGCTAGCTCAGTTAAATCCCCTAAATCAATCCTCGGGTTTTTGGCATGAGGAAAAATCCTGTTAATGTCAATGTATCGAAGCATGGCAAATCCTCCTTAGTTTAATATTGACTGCCGTGTAGATTTTTTGGTCTAACTGTTCTGGCGGTAGAAATAGTGTATTCCCTTCAACCCTGCACTTTGCTAGAATCACCAAGATATTGTCTGGTATCTTCACCGATCAACGCTCCTTTCAGGGTAGTAATATTTTCTTGAGCATTGCCAATAGGCAATTGCAGACGCTCCGCATTGCTTATAAACTCACGTCCGTAAATTCGCCTATACGCTGCTTTTGACGATTGGGTAATTTGTTTACGCACACTAAGCGGGTATTTTTTAGCCTTGTCTCCCATGTATTCAAAAATCGTATATCCCATACTGCCAAGAGACTTAATCAGGGTAATTATCTGGTCAGCCTCAGTCCTTACCCGGCCTATGCTGGGTGGAAATTGATTTGTATCAGATGCAATAATAGTCTTTACGGCCATCAAAACGGGTGCAGGGTCATAATCTGCGAAAATATCACACCATAGCGCAATTACATGCTCGGCCTGCTCCCGGGAGACATCTTTGTACGAATACGGGAATGCAATCTTGATGACCGCAAGCGCAGCAATTACATCCTCACGAACCATAGATATCACTCTCCTCTTTGAGTATGTCGGCAAAGATGTTTTCGTTTTTGACTGCACTGTTGCCTCCTTGCACATTGAGGTTCTTTAGAGGGTACACATCCGTCCAAGCGTTTATAGTGCTTTGCTCCAAAATGGCAATCTGAACATCATGCAGGGGTGATATTTTCAAAAGACGAGTTGTTATTAACTGCAGAGCCCTGTCGGTTGGAGGTTTCTTTTTCATAATCCGCATCTGGACAAAATCCCAAATTGCATCTTTTAGCCGTGAATCCTCCGTAAATTCGTCAATGATTGCTTGATAACCATTGACGGGCTTCTTAAGGGCCTTGATGACTCCTTTCTTTCCTTCATCTTCAGTTTGGTTTGGTTTAGTTTTGTTTTGTTTATTTATGTGTGCCGTTTCTGGTTCCGTTTCTGGTTCCGTTTCTGGTTCCGTTTCTGGTTCCGTTTCTGGTTCCGTTTCTGGTTCCGTTTCTGGTTCAATATTTGAACTACAAACGGAACATAACTTATAGCGGTTTGGGACTCCCTTTTTGCCCTTTTGATATTCAAGAAAGCCACCGTCAATGAGGGCATCTCTCGCACGTAAGAAGGTGTTAACGGAACTCGCCTGTATTAATCCCATCAATCTCTGGTTGTCTACTGTAACCCATTCGGCCCACATCGCCCTATTGAACAGCATAAGCAGCTTATACCACAGCAATTGTGAGGACGCAGGCAAATAGTTGGTTTCGAGCCATCGTTCGAAGGAATTGATTTCAGCGATATAGTTCAAGTAACTTCACCTCCCCCAGCTGTAAAACTGATATTGCAGCATAAACTTATGCACTACCTTTAAGACACATAGCCGCAACCTGGATCCATTCTTCGATAGACCGCTTAGAGTGAAATAGCATCTCCCTAAGGAACATCTCCATCCCGGCCTCATCATCTTTTTTCACACATTCCCAGTAGGACATGAGCATATGCTTAAACATATCACCCTCATGCATGGCCTCCTCCAACTCCTCATACATTACTGCCGCTGCCTCGTGGGGGCTGTTAAAGCTCTTTCCATGGACTTTGTTTACGCGGGCTAATTCGTCATTTATTGCCATTTTTACGGCACAGCATAATTTACTCATATCGCTTCCTCCAGCATCAATATCCCATGAATCATAATAATGGCTCTAAGCTGAGCGTTTTCGTCGCAATCTACACAAGCGGGTGGGGCAGTTAACGGATTTAGTGTCCGTGTCTGAGGGAACTCTGCCCACCCCGACCCAAGGTTGCGACCCTTGCTTCAAATCAGCTGCTTGTGTAGTTTGCTGCAACGGTGCCACTGGAGATTTTAGACGGTGAGATAATCTCCTAACTTCTTACCTAAACGCCGAATTTTTGCTCGACTGGCTATACAGTTGTACCACCTGTGGTCCTTCGAGAAGGCGGCGGCTTTCCACACTTGAACCGTCCATGTAAGGTGGAGACACCATATTGACCTCACCGGGGCTCGAACCCGGACTCTTCGCCTTGAAAGGGCGATGTGTTAACCAATTTTAATAATTACACCATGAGGCCATACAAAGCCGAAATCTTTTCCTCCCAGGTGAGGATGGGGCTCATCCTTTTTTCACCTTGCCTCGATTGCGAGACGCTTCAGCTTTGTAATAGGGCAAGCAGGAATCGAACCTGCGCACCGGTTGCGACCCGGCCAGTCTTCCACTGAATGTATTGCCCTGTTTTGCCTGTCTCTCCAGGCTGTCACGGTGTCGAATTGTTTTTCCCTCTCAAGTTAAAACAGGAGTCACCGTTTACCGAAAAAGCACTGTCCCACGGATTGACCGTGCCCAACCAGATTTACCGCACCTCACTAGATTGAGGATTGTACTGTTGCATCTGGTATCTCGTGCTTGCGCGGGTGAGGATTTGCACCTCACATGACTCATCAGATTACCGTGCGTTATTGGATTCTCCAAAAGTTCTCGGGATTTTCCTGTTTTGTCTTGTCAGGCAATCTAGCTCACAGCACATGCCTTCATAGCGTCTACCTATTCCGCCACCGCACAACGCCGTCTGTTCCGAGCTGTCACAAGAATTATTATTGCACTTGATTGCGCTGTGCCATTTAACATCCCGCGCCTCTCACCCTACCTACAACTCACAAGTGCCCCTCGGATATCAGCCTATTTTGCTTCATAAATTCACGATATACTATTTCTTGCAGGGCACAATACACTGAATTTCTTGTTACGGGTCCCCCTACCACGACTCGGACGCCGTCAAATTTATACTTTTTGTTCTTTGCTTTTTCTTTTAAAATAAACGCGCGTTGTGCCCTATATGCGGCCTGCCGCTCTTTGCGGTACTCTTTTTCAATGTCAAGATATTTTGCGACAAGAACGTCAAAGCACATGATTGGGTAGTCCCGCAAGACATCAGCTTCTCTCAAGTTACTCTCCTCCTAAGGCCCCTAGCGGCCCCGTTTAGTTCCTAAGACATTTTCGGTAATGGTGCTGGTTCATCCGAATTAGGCATAACCGACACAATTTCCCAATCTCCACATTGAAATATCTTTTGTATACGGCAATCCTTGAAGGTTGAGTTGTTTGCGAGGACTATGTTCTCACATGGAACACTTGACCATAGAGGGGCCGTTACCGTGGAGCTGCCCCAGGCTGTTACCGTGGAGCTGCCCCAGGCTGTTACCGTGGAGCTGTCCATGGCTGTTACCGTGGAGCTGTCCCTGGCTGTTACCGTGGAGCTGTCCCAGGCTGTTACCGTGGAGCTGTCCCTGGCCGTTACCGTGGAGCTGTCCATGGCTGTTACCGTGGAGCTGCCCCAGGCTGTTACCGTGGAGCTGTCCCTGGCCGTTACCGTGGAGCTGTCCCTGGCCGTTACCGTGGAGCTGCCCATGGCTGTTACCGTGGAGCTGCCCCAGGCTGTTACCGTGGAGCTGCCCCAGGCTGTTACCGTGGAGCTGTCCATGGCTGTTACCGTGGAGCTGCCCCAGGCTGTTACCGTGGAGCTGTCCATGGCTGTTACCGTGGAGCTGTCCATGGCTGTTACCGTGGAGCTGCCCATGGCTGTTACATCTTCACAATCTTTGATGTAATGATTGCCTCTATCTAAGACGAGTCCCTTTACTCCGATGTGAATATGTCCCTTCGCATATTCCATAACGGCAGCTCGCATCCGCTTTTCTTCATACTCTTTAACGAACCAGTCCGGGATAATATCCTGGTCGACCTTTAGCTGCCAGGTGTCAATATCCGTAAAAGGATCGTGCCCGGGTGGAATAAGCTCTGCTCTGACAAACAATCTTTCTGCATTTTTCTGAGTATCCTTAATACCCAGTTCATTCAGCATGTCTGTGTGGGACTCGTAATCCGGCACGAAGACACGGTCTTTCAAAATGATTCCTGACTTGAATGTACACATAGGTTTCAATCCCTTCATTTTGTATTAGTCGTTGAATATGATTCCGTACACATGGTATTTGCTCTCGAATGTATCCCGGCCAATGTAATGGGCCTCGTCATGGTGGGGCCTACACAAGCACAGCTTCCGCATATGACTATCATCCACTGTGGTACGATTCCGTCCCATACCGATGGGATCCCAGTGGTGTATCTCACCATCACATCCACAGACGATACAACGGCGGTGCTTTAGCGATGAGTAGATTGCAGCGTTGATATCATCTGTCCGGTCTATTAGCGCATCCATTAGTGGGACATCCCATCCAAGGGCAAAGTCTATGATGTGGTTAATGAAGTGCCGGGCAGTAGTCACGCTGCAATCAGCGAAGGAGAAATAATCGTCTCCGGTAGTAGCTACATAGCGATACTTCATAATTTCCTTAAGCTCCTCTGGTGGATAGCCTAGATGGTCGGCGATGTCACCCAGGGTTGCATAAGCCTTTTTCCGTTGCTCGGCAGTGATATGCCGGCCATCGTCTATCCGTAGTTCACCGTTCAAAATGCCGGTGTCAGTGAGCTTATTCATCTCACCGGTGAGGCTTTCGCCAGGAACGAGGACGAGGAAGTACGTACCCTGTGGGGCTTCCTTATGCACTGCTGCTTGGACTGCTCGGTACACTTCCTCGCCCTCCTTCCGGTTGCTTATGATTACCCTGCTTTTACAGTGATGGTCTCGCCTTTGGTCACAAGTATCCCTTCAATAATAAGCCCCTCGGCTGTAATGAGTTGACCATCCTCTGTCACGGTAAATATGGCCCTATCTCTTTTGATTTCAGCCTTTTCTGGGGACTCGACTACCTTTATATATTTTAGGAGTCCAGCATCTTTTAGGCTTTCGACGAGTGTTGCTTCGTTGTATTCCCACTTGTCAGATTTTCGAGATGACACTTTGCCGTATGGGGTACTGAGTTTGAATCGGTCATCTTGCGCCCTTTCTTCCATGAAGTAATCAATAATGAGAGATTCAAAAAATGCTATATTTCGCTCAATGTCCATGTTTTGCTTTTCTTTCCAAGCAGTAATGCGAGTCAGTTCTTGCTGTGCCAAGAAGTCAGTATCTGCCTTTTTATCCTGCAATGCTTTGATTTTTCTAAAAGCCCAGTTCGCCGTCCCTAGGTCTTTTATGCGGAATCGCTCCTTTAATGCTGCTGTTACCGATTCACTATCATCATCTGATGCATGTAGGTCCCCGGCTGCATATAAGGCATCTTCCATATCAATAAGTTCAAGCTTTGTTAGTTCGTTCATTGTCATCCTCCATTCGTTATTTTTTTGTTATCCATTTTTCAAAATAGGTGCCTAGCAGATTGTTGTCGCGAAGAAATGCGATAAAGTCAGTAACCGTCATGTCTATGGGTGGAGTTTCGATTTGTAGATACCTCTCCTTGTATACATCGCGGCCATCTGATATGAGATATTCAAAAACATCTGCCTCTGGGCAAAGCTCGAAGTAAAAGGGGTGCTGGATACTGGCTGTATATTTCCCTACCTCATACCCCTTTCCATATCCCGTATCAAAGAAATCTACAACACTAAACTTGATATCGTAGATAACCCCGGCTTTTAGGTAATCTAGGCGGCCATAGAGAAGAAAATTAATACCGCCAATGGTCTTGTTTTGGCGTAAAGCCACCTGCTTCTGGCCGCCCCGGACGATATCTGCGACTTTTCTTACACCAATAGAAGTTGTATCCGCACCTTCGGCCGTGGAATTTACTGCATCTTCGAATTTGATACCTGCCCACATGTAAGCGTTTGTTGGTTTATCTTTGCGGTTAAGCGTGTCGATGAAGTCGTTATATGCCGAATCCACATATTTCTCTTCGGCGTTGTAGATATATAGCCAACTACCAAGCAGGGATTGAGTGAGAAGGTACCTACTCATGGTTGGTCACTCCAGAGCAGTCCTCTGACTCAGCTTTGGGTGGCTCATCCGCATTTGTTTTCACATTATCCGCTGGCTCAGTAGTTTCGGTTTCGGGCTCCGCTGGGCCTACCCATGCTTTAGCCTCCTTGTCCCATGTAATCCCTAGGTTTGCTAGCCTGACTTTTGCCAACACTTTAATTTCCTTTTCACTCGTTAGAGAATGTTCAATGGTATTTAGAACTTCAAGAAACTTGTTAGCTTCTGCAACACCAGTGATTTCATCAACCAATTGTCTGCCTTCCGTCATTGCTTTTTTGTAGGCTTCCTTGGCTTCGGCATAAATTAATGATTCATCAACCAGTGTGCTTTGCATGTATGTGAAAAGTTTGGTTAGATAGTCGTTTTCTACTCCGTCGCCAAGCTGTGGTAGCTTATGGAGGCCGGAAACACCGTAACAACCTTTAGCGAAGTATTCTTCTGTTGGTGAGAACCCGACTACCCGGTCTTCGCTGATAATTTGCAGGAAACAACCGATATCGCAGGGTTGCCACACAAGATTACGAGCCGAACCCTCACATAAAAGACGATGCTTGGTTACGTCTTTGTCCTTCTCTTCAACCGTGTGGAAGATATAAATAATGTGCTTGTTGAAGGTGTACTGGAGCATATTTGTGAAACGGATAAACTCAGCCTTGACCGCCCCAAAGCCTGTTTGACTGATACCGCCACCTTTCTTTTTGTTCTGCACGTTTGAGCGCATAGCCCAGTCTTGTAGATAGGTAACGAAGCTACCGCCGGTATCTACGATGATGGTCTCAAAATCCTTCATGTCAGGGCTTTCGATATCAGCCAAAACTTCCTCATGTGTTGCAGCCATAATAGACGGCTTGCGATGTTTAGCCTTTACTCGACTTATTCCTTTGTCGAAGTCAATGATGACGGGATTTGGGGCAGATAAAGCCAAAGTCGTTTTGCCAACACCCGGCGGACCGCTGATAATCATTGAGAACTTCTTGCCTGTGAAATCCATATTTTCGGGTCTTACTATTGCCATAAAGGTATCCTCCTTGGGATATTCCGGCGGTGCCATTAATACGGCTATCGCCTTTAACAACATTTCTTTACCAAACCATCCGAAGTGGCATTCTCTTGTGGGTATGTCTAAGGCTATTGCCAAATCCACGTAGGCTTGGGAACGCTTCTTTTGTCCGCTTTTCCATATCGGGTCAAAGATGGCGTGGACTTTTTTCTTTAGTTCTTTAAGCTCCCGGTTGGCCAGTCTACCCAGGGGTGTTTTCCCGTCTGGGTGAGTGCCAACTGATGCTTTACAGAGGGTGCAGGCATAACATTTGCAGTTACCGTTTTTCCTGTATCTGCGGCCATAGATGTAATCGTTGGTAGTTAAAATTACTTCCGCACCGCAATAGATGCATTCTGTGGGTATGGGATAGGGTTCAGGTTTAACTCTCATGTAAATATATCCTTGCTAACAACAGGCGCATTCGATATAATGGATTAAGAGGCAGGGCTTTTATTAAAACCCCTGTGCTTGCTCTAAAGCCGCATTTTCGTCCCTCAACGTGCTGCGGCTTTTTTATTTCCGGGTTTCTTTTCTCAAATACCACGCTAATCACCTCCCATAACACCATTTTCTTTGAGCCATACATCGACATCCGTAGCCTTTATCGTCCCGCCATCTTCTGGCATAACGGCAATAAAATCCCACTTGAATTTCTGGTATAACCCGTCGCGTTGAGCCGCTTCTTGACCAATCATGGAAGCCAAAATATTTAGGGCCAACTCTGCCGGGCCACTGCCACCGTATCCCCATTCAAACCCGTCTGGACTGTGGTGGACAATAGCATGGGGTACATTTACTTCTGGAGTGCCATCTGGTTTTCGCTTGAGGTTTATGTCATATGCCCCCTTGGGGTTTTCCAATAGAGGAATCCGATTACTGTTCATGGCTGAAATAGCGGCAGAGACATTAATTCCCATCCTGCCGGCACACACACGCCCAAAGCCTAAATCAGCCCACGGCTGAGATTTTAGTTTCCGTTGACACCGTCCACATATTTTTCTCACTTCATGCATTCCTTTCCTCTAAGACTCCCATCCATCTGTGCCGTTTATCACGTATACGCTGAAAGGCTTCTGCACCCTCCCATGTTGGCTCCCAGCCGTTGATTTCACACTGGGATAAGTACTCCTGGATTTCTCTGAACTCGAAAGACATACTTTTCCTCCTTTCTATGAATTTTGCCGCCACAGACAGCATGGGGGCTATGTAACCGCCATTAGGCGGGTAAGCTTAGTGCGTCGTATGCAAATTAATAATCAAGCTGCTAGCTGGTCTGAATAAATAGTAGTTGATAACAACATGGCATGAACATGTTTGATTTTTGCCATGGCATCCTTAAAGCCCTTACTAGTTTCATTACATAGACCACTCCCAACAATCTCCATTACATCCTTTACTGTCGGTACTAAATCGTTCTGTGCCATCCAAAGCTGAAATGCCATATCTCCATGAGTTTGAGGCATTTGCAAATCCGGAAGAAATTTTCCAAGTATGCTGCAGTGTTTGAGGTGCCACCATGCCAATAAGGGGCTATTGTAATGATCTGCCATCGCTGAAACGATGTCATCGGGAACCTTGGTGTGACCGTTTTCATAATCGGAAAGAGTCCGGGGAGAAATGTGTAGCAGTTCTGCTGCTTGTTCTTGTGTAATTCGCGCAGTTTCTCTGCATAATTTGTAATGATTTTCGCAATCTTTGCTCATGTCATGCTTTCTCCTTCCCGAGTAAGATATACATAGAAAAGTGATTACTGTGCTGCATAGATGGCAAGCCGTTTCTCATCAGTTTCTATAGAAAAGCCACGCCGGCGTTTCATCTCATCGGAGCCATATATGACCTTAGATTTTAAGATGGTGTCATGGCCATACTTGCATTGTGCCTTGTAAACCGCCAAGTCCAGCACATTAAAGTAGAGATCCTTACCTTCCTTTCCCATGGGTATCCCCCTGCGCCTGGCATGTTGACTTGCGTACTTTGGGTCTATCCGATACAACTCGGCATAGTCTTTAAGCGTCAACTGCGCCACTTTTCCAAACTGAATTTCAAGGGCATCTAATTCGGTTTTGACATAGGGGTTGTTTGCTATGCTCATATAGCACCCCCTGCAACCTTTTGTGCTTCAACTTTGGCAATGTACTCTCTCACCTTTGGGATTAATTCATGACCGGCACTACGTCCTGTGGACACATCGTGCAGGGTTGCAAGGCTTACCCCGGCATTGGCTGCTAATTCCTTTACAGTTGTTCCGTTTTGCACTGTAAATATGAGAACTTCTAACCCAAATGGGGTTTTTGGCTTACGTCTGCCTGGCATATTGTTCCTCCTTTCATATGTTCGGTTTTCCGTTCGAGTTTGGCTTGTATTTTGGGTATTGATGCTGTATATTGGTTGCGATAAATGATGGCGGCTATATGCCTTTAACTGTTTGACTACGAATATTGATGGTGCAGTACAGACCGTCATCGGTGAAAAAATCGACTTCATTGCTGTTCTGCTCTGAAACCGTAGGACGGAACTTGCCACGCGCCTCTGGGAGGCTGGATTTAAAGATATCTATTGCGGTTTTGATTTTGGCTTTGCTTGATATATGGTTGCCCCCTTGAGCTATGCGTTTGCGCTTTGCTTTGCTGTTGGGGATAGTATATTCTAATATTTAAGACGTGTCAATAGTTTTTTATTAAATTTAAGAAATTAATTTTGAGGAGGCATTTTTGTGCTTAATACCGAGCGAATTCTTAGACTTATAAAGAATGCGGGGTATACTGAATATGCCGTTTGTAAGGCATTGAAATGGGGTAATGGTGTTATTTCTAAATGGGAAAACCACAGCCCAAGCATAGACAAACTAACGGCCCTCTCAAATTTTATAAGTGTTCCTATTTCTACTTTGCTCGAATATACCGATGACCACACCTATACAAATGAACAAGATGACGAAGTATGGGAACTCCGCCGCGAGATGGCAGAACGACCAGAGATGAAAACACTTTTCAGCCTTGCAAAAACAGCTGACAAAGACACAATAAACTTTGCTAACGAAATGATTATGAGAATGCGCAAAGATAGTGGATATTCTGACGAATGAAAACATGAATAAAAAACACCTTTCATTCATGAAATATGTATATAATTATAGGGGGGCTCGAAATTTTTACACTCGACAACTTAGGGATAGTCGCAGATATAATTGGCATTCTGGGCTTCATGCTGACAATATTATTACTCTACCGTTCAAATAGTCTGCACAAGTTAATTGCGCAGAAATATGCATATAACAAAGAAAGGGAAAAGTCTCGCCAAGTAATACAAGCAATTCGTAATGGGATTTCAGATGATGGGGTATTTAACGAGCGTTCGGTGTCTCAGCTCCGTATCATTCTCTTTTCTTCAAATGAGAAATTCAGCAGCTTAAACAAAGGGAGGGATAAAAAGCACATAAAGAAGACCTTGAAATTACTAGAAAGTCCCATTGATGAGATTGATAAACAACAACTCTGTGTGGAGCTTGATTATTTTATAGCAAGATACGGAAGGGATGAAAACTAATGATAACGATTGAAGTAAAAGAAGCTTTGCTAAAATCACTTATTACTGCTACTAAAAACGGAACTGTATTCTGGGAGATTGTTGCCATTATAAATGGAGTGTCAAGGAAGGGATATCAAGCATCATGGGAAAATAGTATGCGCTTTGTCATGCATGAAGATGATAGAGGTGTGTGCCTGGAGATACATCGTGTAAACGAGCAAAACGAAACTGAGCTCCTGTCAATTGAAGACAATGATTCTGATGATGAAATAATCGTTCTTATGTATCGGTTATATAATCTCGTGCTAGATCGACACAAGTATAGTACAAGTGAAATTACTAAATTCATAAACGCAGTCAGTGCTAAGCAGGCATAAAATGTACTATCAACAACACTAAGATGAATATGGCAATGAATGTCCCCAACGCCTTCAAAGCGTCTTTAGTAAACTGCCATCTGTATTCCTTTATTGCATCGTCGTGCAGTCTCTTCCGAGACCACAAAGAAGCAAGGGTATGTGCTTTGATACGTAATCTTATTTTGTTTTTGCTCATGCCATCACCCCTGTTATTTTGATAGATAATGAATAAACCCAGATAGTTATATTACGGTGATTTCATTAAACATATGCAAACCTGAGCTCATTGGTGATGTGTGACACACTAAAATAATAACTTTGCACATTATAATTCAAATATTTGATATTACAAGGGGAAATACATTTGGACACATATGAACGAATTAAGCAACTTTGTGATGAAAATGGCACTAGCATATCCAAGTTATGCATAGATATAACTGGAAGCAGTGGCAATACGTCAACATGGAAAAAGGGTAACATCAGAAATGACTACCTCATAAAAATAGCCGAACGCTTCAACGTCACCACCGACTACTTATTGGGCAAATCGGATTCCCCCCACCCTTCTACCAACTCTGATGATGAGCTCTGGGAGCTCCGCCGGATTATGTCTGAAAAGCCAGGGGCGCGGACGCTGTTTAGCCTTTCAAAGACAGCAGATAATGAGACACTAGAGTTTGCAGGAGAAATGATTAAACGGATGCAGAAAGAAAGCGGATACGGTGATGAATAATGGATGATATCATTGTCCGTTATAAGGACATGCCTACTGAAATAAAAGGTATGACAATACTGGACGAAGATGGCAATTTTAACATCTACATCAATGATAGACTCTCTCATGATATGCGCCTTGAAGTATATGAGCACGAGCTTGCTCATATCGAACGAGACGATTTTTATCGTGATGCTGATATCAGGGATAAAGAGCTTATTGGCGCAACTGCATATAGTAATGAAGCGCAAATACCCCCCGTCATACCCGAAAAAACACCTCGACTTAAAAGGAAGCCTGTCCCACCTAATGATAGGGCAAAGAGCAACAGCTGGACAGGGCAAAGGCGAACACTCACAGAAGATGAGTGGGACTTTTTACTCGAAGGTCTGAAGAAGGGAGAGTTTTTTAGATATGCAGATATAATCCAAACACAGATTAAACACGAAGCTATCAGGGCCGGAGATGCCTATTACATACCGCATACCATCCCAGAGGTGTTTCAGCGAGACAAACGATATTAAGATCCATGCATCATTATATATAATTTATATAGTAATTACGCGAAAAGGAGGTATTACAAATGACATGTCCAAATTGCAGTAGTGACAAAGTGGCAGTCCAAATCGTCCAAACAGGTGGCGTTACAAGACACAAAGGGAGAGGCTGTATATTCGGCCTCTTGAGAATCATTTTAATTATATTTACATTCGGACTCTGGCTGGTTTTTGCCAGATCAAAGGGAAAAAGTAAAACTACATTCCAGAATGAAAAACATGCTGTTTGCTCTGGGTGTGGACACAACTGGGTTGTGTAAACCAAGATGTGCTACTTGCTGCGGCCTCCTTGGTTAACTGAAGAGGCCGCAAGCATACCATTTGGCAAGGATGTGTAACTTTGAGATATAAACATAAAAGAAACAAAGATGGCTATTTCAAAGAATCTTGGCTAACCGACGAGATATTGCCCAGCGGCAATAAACGTCGCATAGTTATTCGTGACAAGGACTATAAAATATTCCTATCAAAACTTGATGAAGCAAAGAGATTACATAAAAAAGGAATTTCACTAGATAATACAACCGTTGCAGAATGGAGCGAACGATGGTTTGCTGTGTACAAGTCACGAGCATCAGACGAACAAAAAGCTCATTTTAGAGCTAAGCTTGACTATGACATAATCCCAGTAATCGGTGATATGCGTGTAAAAGATATTCGTGCGTCTCACTTGCAAGATCTACTTAATCAATCGTCTGGAAAAAAGGGCACCGTCGTAAAAATACGTCATGTCATTAAACAATTGTTTGAATCAGCTGAGAATGAAGGTATCATTGAACGTGACCCTGCTCGCAAACTTGAGTTGCCAGACAATTTAGATGAATCACCACGTAGACCTCTTACTGATATTGAATGTAATATTGTGTGGAAGGTGGCACAATCACATCCTGCTGGTGTTTATGTTATGACCATGCTTTTATGTGGATTAAGACGTGGCGAATGCGTTGGGCTTACTATTGAGGATATTGATTTTGAGAATAAACGAATCTCTGTCAAAAAGGCAATTCGATATACCTCAAATCAAGGAGTAGAGAAAAAGCCTAAAACAGACGCAGGTATCAGGCAAATGCCTATACCGGATATACTAGTCCCGATGCTAAAAAATCAATGTAAAAACAAAGATTATAATGTGCATGTGTTTACAAAAGTTGATGGTGATAGAGCGACGGGGATTGCAGTTCGCAGGTGGTGGGAGTCATTTCTTCGCCAATGTCATATAGAATCGGGAGCTAAGCTATTCCGTAATAGTATACTTCTTGAAACATCAAATTTTGGAAGTGATATCACACCACATTATTTGCGTCACACCTATGCCACAGACATACACGCTGCTGGTGTCCATGAAAAAGAGCAAAAGCATTTTCTTGGACATAAGTCGCATGATGTAACAGACATATATCGGGAAATATCTAACGAGTCTTTCAATCGAGCCGCTGAGGTAATCAACCAATATTTACAAAATAAATATATGATGACTGAAACTCATGTTTCTATCAATGACCCAGGGGACAAAAAGGGGACACACAGCAATATACACACATGACAAACATACAAAGTTAAAGCATCGCAGGTATTGTGACATCCAACTTGCCAAGGCGAGGGTCGCCAGTTCGAATCTGGTTTCGCGCTTACCTCAAAACCCTTGTAAACACTACGTTTACAGGGGTTTTTGCTTTGGTGGGAAAAAGTAAAAAACCACTACTTTTCCCCTCTAAAACCCCCTAAAATTGCCTCAATTGATGTCAGAAAGTGTGTCAAAAATTGAGGTCAATTTTGCCTGTTAAACCGCTGTATCTTGCGGGTTTTCGGATGTACATATTTTTCTAAATGCAGTGTCTAATGTGTGAGCAGCTTCGGCATATACGGCTTTGAAGACTGTGCTGTAAATATCCAGCGTGGTTTTGATGTTGGCGTGTCCCATCATTTCAGATACAATTTTGGGGTTGACCTTCTCCTCCAGCAACATTGTGGCAAAGGTGTGGCGAAACATGTACAGCGTTAGACCTTCATCTTCTAATCCGTGCTTGATGACGAATCTCTGGAACAGACTTCGCAAACTTGAATAGCTTCGCATGGAATTTTTCTTGCCCCGTGATGTGTTTGGAAAAACGTGGGATTCATTGTCGGTTTTGATGCCTTTTTGCTGGCAATACTCTTTCCACTCACGAAGTACATCAAGTAAGACCTGTGGCATTGCTATGTTGCGTCGGCTGCTGTCCGTCTTCAACCTGCCTAGTTTTGAACCACGGGATACAATATTTCCTATATCGTCACGTTTAACGGTTCGCTTAACGGCCTCTCGCACTTGGAGCTCTCTTTTGCCGAAATCGACATTGCCCCATTTTAAGGCAATTAATTCCTGGGTTCGTAAGCCTTGCATGGCGAGCGTCATAAGAATTGGTTTTAGCACGGGGTTATTTTCAACTGCTTCAAAAACAGCTACCCTTAATTCGGGACGCAATGCCTTCCCCTTTTCATCAGGGTCAATGCTTTCATTTTTACCCGCAGAGCCAACCTTAACATCCGATACAGGATTTGTTGTCACGAGGTTTTTACGGACGGCATACTTGAAGAATTGATCTAGTAGGCTTCTTGTCTTCTTTATATAGTCCGTGGAATAACCGCCGTCTGAATCATTTGAAAACCCGAAGCCGCCTTCTAGCTTTTTCCGCTTCATCCTATTGATAAACCGTTGGATTCGCATGGTATCAACATCTTTAACATCAAGCGCACCTAATGC